CGCATCCTCTGCAGAAGCAGTCGAGCGAGTGGGTGATCAAGGGCGTCGGACTGATCCTGGCCGCGGTGCTGGGTGCCGGCATGTCCGGCGTGCTGCGCCCCGACAAAGCGCCCCAGGCGCAGATCGGGAAGCCGTGAGCTGGTGGAAGGCAGTGGGCATCGCCCTGACGCAGCTGCTGAACGCGCTGTGCGGAGGGTGGCCGGACGAGAGCACGTCGAGCCGTCTGTATCGCCTGGAGCTACAGGGCAGCGAGACGGGCGGCACGCTGCGCCAGGCCGTGGACGCGGTCTTCGGCGCCGGGCACTGCGAGCGGGCTTTCATGCACGAGCGTGCGCGCCGGCAGCATCCGCCTGAGCTGAGGTAGCAGATGACGACGGAGAAGAGGGTCGTCGACTGGGATCTGGTCGAGGGCGACGCGCGATGAGCGGCTGCTCCTGCACTGGGGCGTGCCGCAATGGCGGCAGCTGCGCGCAGAGGTCAGTGAGCGCCGGGGAGCCGTACCCGATGGAGATCGGCCGCTGGCTCGGCATCACCATCGTGCGCTCCAAAGGGGTCACGACCACGTACGTGAGTCCGCAAGCGCGGTCGGGTGCGCTCAAGGGCATGCCTCACCAGTGGGGTGCGCGATGAACCTGGCCTTCGACCTGCTGGCCGGTGCTGCCGAGCGCAACGACGAGCGAGCCATCGTCATGCTCTTCCAGAGCCTGGCTGCAGCCGGCGCGCTGGGCGAGGATCGTCTGCCGATCGACCCTGTCGTCGACACCGTGGTGTACTGGGTGAACCTGCCGCACGGTCAGGCCGACATCGTGGCGTTCCACGCCGATGGGGCGGCCTCGGTGATCGAGGTCAAGGATGGCGACGCCGGAGCGCGCAGCGTCCTGGCCGGCATCGGGCAGGTCGGCTACTACGCCATCCAGCTGGGCATGGCTCGCGCCAGGCTGAAGGAGATTCGCCGCGCCCTCCTGTGGACATCCACGGGGAGCGCCGAGCAGGATGCGCGCATCGAGATGGCGTGCGAACAAGCGGGCGTTGTCCCGCTCCCGTGGGGGCTCAAGGCCGACCACCTGGGCATGGCGCGGGCTGAGCTGTCCGCCAGGGGGTTCTGATGGCTCGCCGCTCCAAAGAGAACGCCATCGACTGGGACGCCATTGAGCGCCAGTACCGGCTGGGCGTTAAAACCAACAAGCAGCTCGGCGAGGAATTCGGCGTCGACCACAGCAGCATTGGCCGCAGAGCCAAGAGCCACGGCTGGGTGGCCGACAAGTCGAAAGATGTTGACGCGGTAACGAATTCGCTGCTCATCCAGAATGCAAGCGGGAACGCAAACCCGAATGCAACCCCTACGCCGCTTGAAATCAAAGCGGCCGCCCAGGTCAATGCCGACGTGGTGCTGGAGCACCGCAAGGACATCGGCCGCACTCGCGCGCTGTTCGGCAGGCTGCTGGCCGAGGTGGAGCTGTTCACCGAGTGGCCGGCCGCTCAGGAGCTGTTGCGCGAGATGACCGAGATCGTGCACGGCGGCGAGGACAAGGACGGCAATCCGAAGAAGCCGCCGCGCTCAATCAACGAGATGCTGGATCGGGTGCTCACCGGGCCGGGCCGCATCGAGTCGGCCAAGAAGCTGACCGAGATCCTGGAGAAGCTGGTCAAGCTGGAGCGCCAGGCCTTCGGCATCGACGACGAGGACAAGGGCGGCAGTGACCTGGACCGGTTGCTGCTGAAGATCGAGCGTGAGCGAAACGGGTCGTGAAGCGTCGCTGCGGCACCTGATCGACAACCAGGAAGCTCACGCCGCCCACTGCGCGAAGGTCAAGAGCAAGACCGGCAAGATCGTCCCGTTCATCTGGAACCGCGCGCAGCGTTACGCGCACGAGTTGCTGGAGAAGCAGAGGGCTGATCTGGGCTACGTCCGGGCGCTGGTGCTGAAGAGCCGGCAGCAGGGCCTGTCGACCTACATCGGCCACCGCTTCTACCACCAGACCAGCACGCGTCCAGGCCGCAGCGCATTCATCGTCGCCCACGAGGACAAGGCGACGGCGAACCTGTACGAGATGGTCAAGCGCTACCACGCGCACAACCCGATGGCGCCGACCACGCGCGCGTCCAACGCGAAGGAGCTGATCTTCGGCGCACTGGACGGCGGCTACAAGCTGGCGACGGCGGGCACCGACGACGTGGGCCGCTCGAACACGGCGCAGCTGCTGCACGGCTCCGAGTTCGCCTTCTGGCGCAACGCGCAGATGCACCTGGCCGGCCTGGGCAACACCATCCCGGACGGCCTGGAGGGCGTGGGCACCGAGATCATCCTGGAGAGCACGGCCAACGGCCTGGGCAATGCCTTCCACCTGATGTGGCAGCAGGCCGAGGTGGGCAGCGGCGAGTACATCGCCATCTTCATCCCCTGGTTCTGGCAGGACGAGTACCGCGCCGCGGTCAAGCCGGATCTGGAGCTGTCGACCGACGACGTCGAGTACCAACTGGCCTACGGGCTGGACCGCGAGCAGATGCAGTGGCGGGCGAACAAGATCGCCAGCTACGGCGAGGGCTTCGAGTGGCTCTTCGACCAGGAGTACCCGGCCACCGCGGTGCTCGCCTTCCAGAGCCCGACGAAGAACCCGTTGATCAGCCCGAACAGGGTGATGGCCGCGGTGAACAGCAGCTTCCGCGACATGACGGGACCGCTGATCATCGGCTGCGACCCAGCAGGCGACGGCGCCGGCGAGGCGGACCGCACGGCCATCGTCTTCCGTCGCGGCCGCGTGGTGCCGCGTGTCGAGTACCACGAGAAGCTGAACACGATGCAGGTGGCCGGCAAGCTGGCCGCCTACTGGAGCGAGCACCAGCCGGACGCGATGTTCATCGACAAGGGCGGCATGGGCGCCGGCATCGTCGACCGGTTGCAGGAGCTGAACATCCCGGCCATCGGAGTCAACAACGCCGAGCGTGCGCGCGACCCGGATGTCTACGAGAACCGCCGCGCCGAGATGTGGTGGACGATGAAGGAGTGGGTCGAGGACGCGCCCTGCCGCATGCCCAACAGCCCGGCCCTGATCGCCGATCTCTGCGCGCCGCAGCCGACCGAGTCGAGCAACGGCCGCAAGCTGCTGGAGAAGAAGAAGGACATGCTCAAGCGCGGCATCCGGTCGCCAGACGGCGGCGATGCGCTGTCGCTGACCTTCGCCGAGCCGGTGGGCTTGCGCGCCGGATCCGCATCCAGCGCACTGCCGACACGCAAGTACACGCCCGCCACGACGGCCGGCTACTGACCACGAAAGGAACTGCCATGCAGGACACCGACTACGAAGACGCCTGGAACGAGGAAGAAGACGTTCCCCTGGTCGACGCCGTGAAGAAGGCGCGCGACGCCGCCGAGGGCGCGAAGGATGGCGAGGACGCCGAGGACGAGTACGTCAAGGCGCACCGCGAGCTGGACGAGCCGGCCGAGGAAGACGAAGAGGGCGACGCCGCGTGAACCCGCGCGCCGACCAGACCGCCGAGTACGCCGCGACCGCGCGCGTGCTGCTGGCCGACGACAGGGCGCAGCCTGAGTCGCCGGCGCTGGACGCGCTGGGCCATTCGCTGCTGGGCGAGTTCAACCAGGCCGAGGTCGCCAGGCGCGACACCGAGCAGCGCTGGCTGAAGGACTTGCGCCAGTACCGCGGCAAGTACGACCCCGAGGTCGAGGCGGCGATCGGCCCGAACCGGTCGAAGGCCTTCGTGCGCAAGACGCGCGTGAAGATCAAGACGGTCAACAGCCGCGTGGCGGACCTGCTGTTCCCGGCCGGCGCGGACAAGAACTGGGACATCGCGCCGACGCCGAAGCCGTCGCTGTCGGGCGACCAGATGCAGGAGATCCGTGCGCTGCTGGCGAAGGCCGCTCAGCAGGGCGCGAAGATCACGCGGCAGACTTTCGACCAGGCGGTGCTGGAGTGGGCCAAGGCGCGCTCCAAGGCCATGGGTCGGGTGATCGACGACCAGCTGGTCGAGGCGCGCTACAAGCAGACCTGCCTGAAGGCGATCCACTCCGGCAACCTGTACGGCACGGGCATCGTGAAGGGCCCGCTGGTCGAGCGCAAGGTGCGCACGCGCTTCATCAAGCAGGGCGGCAAGTGGGTGCCGCAGACCGAGAGCTACGTGGTCCCCTTCGTGGACTTCGTGCCGCTGTGGCGCTGGTACCCGGACATGAGCGCGACGGAGCTGTCGCAGTGCCGCTTCGTGTACGAGCTGCACATGATGAGCAAGTCGGACATGGCCGACCTGGCCGACCGCAGGAGCTTCCGCCGCCAGCGCATCGTCGACTACGTCAAGGCGCACCCGCATGGCGAGGCCAAGCTGCGCACGACCGACACCGAGCTGAGCCTGATCGGAGACCGCCAGTCGTCGATGACCGACGTGGGCGGCAAGTACGAGGTGCTGGAGCGCTGGGGCTACCTGGACGGCCAGCAGCTGCGCGACGCCGGCGTGGACGTGCCCGAGGAGCGGGCGCACGAGAGCTTCTTCTCCAACGTCTGGCTGCTGCCCAACGGGCAGATCATCAAGGCGGTGTTGCAGCCGATCAACGGCGTGACCTGGCCGTACCACATCTACTACTTCGACAAGGACGAGTCGTCGATCTTTGCCGAGGGGCTGGCGTCGATCATGCGCGACGACCAGACGATGCTGAATGCGTCGACCCGGCTGATGCTGGACAACGCGGCGATCACGTCGGGGCCGCAGCTGGAGGTGACCCCGGGCCTGCTGACCAGCATGGAGAAGGTCGACGAGTTCAACCCGTGGAAGGTCTGGCTGCGCAACAACGCCAGCCCGGGCCAGCGCGCGGTGCACGCCATCGAGCTGCCGTCGCGGCTGCCCGAGCTGTCGGCCATGGCGCAGATGTTCGAGAACAACGCCGACGAGGTGTCGGCCATCCCGCGCTACATGAGCGGGGAGAACGCCACCAGCGGCGCCGCCGGCACGGCCGCGGGCATGTCGATGCTGATCGGCAACGTCAACATCGTGATCAAGGACTTGATCTCGAACTGGGACGAGGGCGTGACGATCAGCTTCATCAAGGGGCTGTACCACTGGAACATGCAGTTCAGCTCGGACGATGCGATCAAGGGCGACTTCGACGTGAAGGCCCGCGGCACGGCCAGCCTGGTGGCCAAGGAGGTCCGGGCCCGGGCGCTGAACGAGTTCGCGGCGATGACGGCCAACGAGCTGGACGCGCCGTTCATCAAGCGCGACGTGCTCAACCGCCAGCGCGCCGAGGCCAACGAGCTGACCGACTGCGTCAAGACCGAGGAAGAGGTCAAGGCCGAGATGGGCAGCCAGCAGGCGCAGATGCAACAGCAGATGGCGATGCAGGCTCAGCAGCTGCAGTTGGCCGAGGCGCAGGCCAAGGTCTCCAAGCTGATGGCCGATGCCGAGGCGTCGCAGGCCAAGGCGCGCGAGACCCTGGCCAACATCGAGCTGATCGTGGCCAAGGCCGTGAGCACGAAGGTCGAGGCCGCGTACGCCGCGCTGCAGGCGGGTGGCGTGGCCACGAGCACGCCGCACATCGCGCCGGCCGGCGACGAGATCCTGCGCTCGTCGGGCTGGCAGGACGCGACGCCGGACCCGAGCATCGCCCAGCTGGCCGGCCCGCCGGTGCAGCCTGGCGAGATGCCGGTGCAGCCCGAGCCGCCGCAGCCCGAGGGCATCGACGCCGCGGCAGGACTGGACGCGCCCACCGGCATGGTTGGCCGCCGCGCCGGCATCGAGACGGTGGCGGTCGACTGAGATGCAGGCCGTGCTCGCGGTGGTGCTGGTCGTGAGACTGGCGCTGTTCCCGAGCCTGCCGCCGATTCATGTCGAGCGCTTCGAGACCGAGTACGACTGCCACAAGGCAGCCTGGGCGCTGGACCACAGCACCGAGCTGGAGCTGCAGCTGAGCTGCGAGGTGGATACATGATCCGACACGAGATCCTGAGCAGCATCCTGCGCTTCTACGCCGTCGAGCATCCAGCGCCGTTCGAGCCCTACGTGGCCGTGTGCACGGCGGTCTGGGAGTCGCCGCGCGTGGTCTGGCTGCACGGCATGAGCGGCGAGATGGGCCGGCCCCAGCTGCGCGAGCTGGTGCGGATGATGCAAGGCATGGGCGTGCAGTTGGTCAAGGCGCGGCGCGCGCCAGGCCATCGGCTGCCCTTCGGCGTGGATGTCGGCGACCACGTCGAGATCGACGTGCAGCAAGTCGCGCGGCTGATCGGCGAGGACGGGTCTTGAGCCAAGGCGCCGCCATGGACGTGCTGGAGCAGATCACCGGCCGGGCCGAGGCGCTGCGCGCGTACGCCGGCACCGAGGTGCACACGCACCTGGTCGGCCTGCTGACGGCACTGAAGACCACCTACATGCACGACCTGGTGCAGATCTCGCCCGGCGAGCTGCAACTGAAGCAGGGCGCGCTGCGCCAGGTGATGGCCCTGCTGGACGCGATCACGGGGCCGATGGCCTCGATGCCGCGAATCTGAAATCTCTGACCCCTGGCGTCGCCAGGACAGTTCGAGCCGGGCGACCGGCGTTTGTTGGAAGCCCACGAAAGGAACGAGCCACATGGCACTGAAACCCGAGCAGATCAAGCAGGCCGAGGCGGACTACGCCGCCGCCTTCGACGAGGACATGCAGTCTGGCCCCGAGCCGACCGAGGACGAGGCCTTCGGCCTGGGCGCCGAGCCCGCCGCCGAGCAGCCGGCCGCCGCGCAGGAGCCGGTGGACATCGCCGCCGCAGCCGAAGCCGAGCCCGCTGTCGGCCCCGGTGAGCAGACCGCCGCCGAAGCCCAGGGCGACGAGCCCGGCGCCGAGGAGGGCGAGCCGCGCGATGCCGCGGAGATGGGCGGCGAGACCAACGGCTCGGCCGAGGGCGCCGACCAGGCCGTCGCGGTGACGGTCGAGGCGGCGGACCTGGACAAGGAGCGCCAGCGCTTGAAGAGCTGGGAAGGCCGGCTGCGCAAGATCGAGGCCGACCTGAAGGCCAAGGCCGATGCCGAGGCCTCCGCCGCGCCCGTCGAGACCAATGGCCCGGTGACCGACGGCACGAACACCGAGAGCCAGGCCGCTGACGCGCTGGAGCAGGTGGCCGACCAGGCCGAAGGCAATGGCGACACGACCCTGGCTGACGGCGCCGAACAGGCTGCCGAGCAGGTCGAGTCGGGCGAGATGACCGCGACCCAGGCCATGAAGCAGCTGGCCGAGGACTTCGGCGAGGACTTCGTGCGCATGATCGAGGTGATCGCCGCCGCCAAGGCGCGCGAGGCCGGCGCCGGCGCAGCGGCCGAGAAGATCGGCGAGCTGGGCGGCACGGTCGACGAGATCATCGCCGACATCCGCGACGGCAAGGCCCGCGCGCACTTCTCGGCCATCGCGTCCGCGCACCCCGACTTCGACGAGATCGGCCGCAGCGAGGGCTTCGCGCAGTACGTCGACAGCCTGGAGGGCGACGCGCAGGCCGAGGCCATGCGCGTGGCCGGCAGCGGCAGTGCCGACGAGATCATCAAGCTGCTCGGCGACTACAAGGCCAGCCTGCAGGGCGCGCCGGCCGAGGAGATCGCTGCAGCCGACGAGCCGGCCGCCAGCCCGGTGGTCGACCAGGACACCGACCAGCAGCTGGCCGACGCCGAGGGCGTGCGCTCCAGCGGCATGAAGCTGCCCGAGACACCGGCGCCCGGCGCCACGAGCTACGAAGACGCATGGAAGGAGTTCTCCTGATGGATCCGCTGGGCCTGAAAGCGCGGCAACGCCGCATGGACGAGGCGGTCGACGCCGCATCGAGTGGTGAGGCGCCGCCGCAGTCGGCCGAGAAGCCGACCGGCGGGCAGAACAGCCTGTCGAAGGAGTCGGTCGCTGCGGCCAGCGCCGCCGGCGCCGCACCCTCCGAGCCGCCGAAGAAGAAGGGCTCGCGCCTGGCCGACCTGATGAAGTCGGCACGCGCCGGCGTCGAGTCGTACATCTCCGCCTGGAACGAGGGCGAGAAGAAGAAGTAACCCGGCGCGCCGCCCGCAAGGACACGGCGCATGCCTGACCGCCGCAGATCGCATCTGCGGCCCGACGCCCCGCACGCCGGGGCGTTTCTCTGTCTGCCACTTTGAGGCCCCAGCTGCCTCACAGCCCCTTGCCCGGTGGGGGAGATCACCGGGCGCCAATGAGAGAGCACGACGACCGCAGTCGCGCATGACACGGACCCAGGGACACGCCGCACGGCGCCCCAGGCGGGTTCACCTTTGTCTGCACACGGCATCCGCGCAGTCCGCCTCCTCGACTGACCGCCAAAGGCAATCCCGCCGCGGCGCTTTTTCAAGGAAATCGACATGACTGTCTACGGTGATATCAGCCCGCGTACCGCGGCGTATGCCGAGAAGGAGCTGCTCAAGCGCGGCCTGCCCTTCCTGGTGATCGAAAAGTTCGGCCAGGCCAAGACCCTGCCGGATCACTCGTCCAAGGTGATCAAGTTCCGGCGCTACAGCGCGCTGCCGACCACGCCCGTGGCGCTGACCGAAGGCGTGACGCCGGCCGGCCAGACCCTGGCGGCGACCGACGTGACGGCCACGCTGTCGCAGTACGGCGACCGCACCATGATCACCGACGTGATCCTGGACACGCACGAGGATCCGGTGCTCAACGAGGCCATCGCGCTGTGCGGCGAGCAGGCCGCGCAGATGATCGAGAAGATGCGCTTCGGCATCCTGAAGGCGGGCACCAACGTGCAGTACGCCAACGGCGCCGTGCGTACCGCGGTGAACACGCCGATCAGCATCACGCTGCAGCGGCGCGCCACCCGTGCGCTGAAGCGCCAGAACGCGCGCTTCATCACCTCGATCGTGCGCTCGACCCCGAGCTACGGCACCGAGAACGTGGCCCCCGGCTACGTCGCGCTGATCCACCCGGACTGCGAAGGTGACGTGCGCTCGATGACGGGCTTCACCCCGGCCGAGAAGTACGGCTCGATCACCCCCTGGGAGAACGAGCTGGGCAAGGTCGAGGACGTGCGCTACGTCACGAGCACGGTGTTCGAGCCGTGGGCGGATGGCGGCGGCGCGAAGGGCACGATGCTGTCGACGGCCGGCACCAATGCCGACGTGTACCCGGTGCTGTACGTCGCACGCGACGCCTACGGCATCGTGGCACTGAAGGGCATGTTCGCGGTCACGCCGATGGTCGTGAACCCGAAGCCGTCGGACAGCGACCCGCTGGCCCAGCGCGGCCACGTCGCGTGGAAGGCGATGCAGACCGCCGTGATCCTCAACGACCTGTTCATGGTCCGCGGGGAAGTCGCCGCCACCGCGTAATCGGTAGGTGAGCTGAGGGCCTGCCGGGTTCGCCTGGCAGGCCTTTTCTTTGCCCTCCATCGCGAGGGCGTTTTCTTCTGTGAGGAACCCCATGAGCAAGAGCAATTCCCAAGTCACCAGTATCGACGACGCGCCCGCGGCACAAGCGCAGGCCGTCCAGCCCACCGTTGTGGTCGGCAACAACAGCGACGACCAGCTGAGCGGCGAGCGCAAGACCATCACGATCTACGCCAGCGAAGGCGACGGCGGCAACGAGGCGGTGTCGGTGAGCATCAACGGCTACGCCTACCAGATCCCGCGCGGCGTGCCGTGCAACGTGCCGGTCGAGGTCATCGCGGTGCTGGACAACGCCCAGAGCACGCTGCTCACCAGCGCCCAGGGCGGAGCGATCAACGAGCGCGTCATCCCGCGCTTCCAGTACCGGGTCACCGAGTAAGGCCTGAGCCATGGCATCCACCACGCTTGTGCGCGAGGCGCTGCGGCGCGTCAGCGACCAGCTGCAGGACATGAGCCCGCAGTTCCTGCGCTGGGACCAGACATCCCTGGTCCACGCACTGAACGACGCGCAGCGCGTGCTGGCGAAGTACCTGCCGCACTCGTGCTCGCGGGTGGATGCCTTCAAGCTGGAGGCCGGCACCCGCCAGTCCATCGAGACCGTGCCGTCCGCCAGGCTGCTGCCCGGCGACGGCTCGGCATCGATGCGCGGCAACCGCCTGCTGTCGGCACCGATCCGCAACATGGGCGCCAACGGCACGACGCCGGGCCGCGCCATCCGCACGGTCGAGCGCAGCGCGCTGGACCAGGGCGACCCGCTGTGGCACACGCGCTCCGCGACCGCGGTGACGCAGATCGTCTACGACCCGCAGACGCCGAAGGTCTTCTACGTGAGCCCGGGCGCGCCTGTCGGAACCGATGTCTGGATCGAGCTGCCCTGGCTGCCCGATCCGCTGGACATCCCGACCGCCGGCGACTACACGGCCGGCGGAGCCAGCACCACGAAGCTGTCGGTCGACGACAAGTACCTCGACGACGTCGTGAACTACGTGATTGCTCGCGCGTACATGAAGGACGCCGAGTTCGTCGGCTCGGGCCAGCTGGCCTCGAGCTTCTCGCAGATGTTCGTCGCGAGCATCAACCTGCAGGCCGTGGCCATGGGTCTGCCCGACCCGAAGCTGCGCGCGCTGCCCATCCCGAGCGGGGCCTGACGCATGCTGATCGATGACATCCTCCCGCAGTTGCTGCTCGATGCGCCGGAATGCCCGGACCCGGTGGCGGCCCGCGCGCTGATCCAATCGGCCGGCGAGTTCTGCCGCGACACGATGGTGTGGAACATCTTCCCAGACCCCGTGCCGCTGGTCGACGACCAGGCGTCCTACACGCTCGTCGTGCCGGCGGGCTCCAGGGCCGTGGCCGTCATGGCGGCCTGGGTGAACGGCCGCGAGCTGAAGCCGAAGACGCTGGCGGAGATCTCGCGCACGCTGCCGGGTTGGCATACGGCCACGGGCTCCGAGCCGGTGCTGTTCAACAGCCAGCAGGGCGAGGACTCGGTGCGCGTGTTCCCGATCCCGTCGCAGGCCGCCGGCGCGCCCCTGCTGCTACGCGTCGCGGTCGAGCCGACGGACGACGCCACCGAACTGCCTGACGCGCTGATGGCCCCGTACGGCGAGGCCGTGATCCAGGGCGCGCTGGCCAGGCTGATGCTGCAACCGCGCAAGCCGTGGAGCAACCCGGAACTGGGCGCCTTCAACGGCACGCGCTTCGCCGGCGCCAAGACCGAGGCGCGCATCAAGGTGCTGCACGACGGCGCGCCAGGCTCGCTGCGCGTGGCGCCGCGGACCTTCGGCTTCTGACGCCAGAACTGGAAGTTGCACAACCACCAGTAAGTTCCTAGCATGACAGCCATGCCCCGCAGCGTCAGCATCGAACGCACCGACGACATCGCGCTGCTCAAGCGGCTGCACCTGGACACCTTCCCGTCGGACGCGTTCCCCGAGTTCGGCGCCGGCTGGTGGTGGGTGATGCGCGACGACACCGAGTTGCCGCTCGGCTTCTGCGGCATGCAGCCGTCGTCGAAGTTCGTCGACGCCGTCTACCTGGTGCGCGCCGGCGTCATCCCCAAGGCCCGCGGCCTGGGGCTGCAGGCCCGAATGATCCGCGTACGCGAGCGCCACGCGCGCCGCCTCGGCATGCGCTGGGCCATCACCTACACCTACTGCAACCCGGCCAGCGCCAATTCGCTGATCCGTTGCGGCTACCGCATCTACGAGCCGTCCTCCCCCTGGGGAGGGGAGGGCTCGATCTACTGGCGCAAGCCTCTCTAAGGACCAGATGGCCGCAACACAGAAGCTCACCGACGACGCGCTGCGCGAGACGCTGCGCGTGCTTGCTCTGCACAACGGCAACCAGGTGGCGGCGTCCCGCGCGCTGGGCATCAGCCGCGGCGGCCTGCAGACGCGGCTGAATGCGGCCGCCCTGCGCCTGCCGCAGTCGCATGACGCCGGCGTGGATCCGAAGGACAAGCTGGCCGATCGCGTGCGCGAGCTGGAGACCGAGCTGAAGTTCGCCAGCCGCGAAGCGCTGGACTCCGACTACGTCAAGCGCAAGATCATCGGCCTGACCGAGGCGGTTGGCGCGACCGAGGCGCCTGGATGGCTGATGCGCCCGACCAAGGCCTTCCACGGCGCTGGCGTGCCCACGCTGTTCGCCAGCGACTTCCACTGGGGCGAGATCGTCGACCCGGGCCAGATCAACGGCGTCAACCAGTTCAACGTCGCCATCGCGCACGAGCGGCTGCGCACGATGGTCGAGGTGGCTGTCGACCTGCTGCGCAACCACATCAGCTCCAAGGGCGGCTACCCGGGCATCGTCTTCGCGCTGGGTGGCGACATGGTGTCGGGCGACATCCACGAGGAGCTGATGGCCACCAACGAGGCCGAGATCATGAAGATCGTGATCGACCTCTGGGGCGCGTTGGTGTGGGCGATCAAGGCGCTGGTCGACGAGTTCGGTAAGGTCTTCATCCCGTGCGTCGGCGGCAACCATGGACGCAACACGCACAAGATCCGCGCCAAGGGCCGCAACTACACCAGCTTCGACTGGCTTCTGTACCAGTTCCTGGCCAAGCACTTCGAGGGCGACAAGCGCGTCACCTTCTTCATCCCCGACGGCCCCGACGCGCTGTACAGCGTGATGGGCCATCGCTACCTGCTGACGCACGGCGACCAGTTCCGCGGCGGCGACGGCATGATCGGCGCGCTCGGCCCGATCATCCGCGGCGACCACCGCAAGCGCTCGCGCAACGGCCAGATCGGCATGGCCTACGACACCATGCTGATGGGCCACTGGCACCAGCTGATCCAGTTGCAGCGGCTGATCGTCAACGGCTCGCTCAAGGGCTACGACGAGTACGCCAACGCGAACAACTTCGGCTTCGAGCCGCCGCGCCAGGCGCTGTGGCTGACGCACCCGCAGCACGGCATCACGTTCAGCGCGCCTGTGCACCTGGAGCGCGAGCCGACGAAAGAGCGCGCCGACACCAGCTGGGTGTCCTGGAAGGCCTGACCGATGTCGGTGCTGCACATCAACGAGTTCGGCGGCATCCTGCCGTCGGTGCAGAAGCGCCGGCTGCCCGGCTCGTCGGCCCAGGAGGCGCACAACCTGGACCTGCGCTTCGGCGACTTCCGCCCCCTGCGCGGCCCGGGCGCTGCGGTGGCCGCGGTGGCTGCCGGCACGAAGTCGTTGTTCCGCACGCCGTCGGGCGTGTGGCTGAGTTCGACCGAGGACGTGAACTACGTCAACGGCCAGATCAACGACGCCGGCTTCGAGCGCGTCTACCTGACGGGCCGCGCGGCCTACCCGGAGGCCTGGCAGGGCGGCGCCTATCGTCGACTGGGCGTGCCCGCACCGACCGCCGCACCGACCGCGGACCTGGTGGTCAGCGACGAGTTCACGACCGACGAGGCGGACGAGGAGGTCGCTCGCCTGGCCGGAGAGATCGCCACGCTGGCCCAGGCCAACGACAGCGCCACGCCGAGAGGGGCGGCGCCGACGCCTGGCGCGCCGGCGAACCTGGCCGGCCTGGATCCGTTCCGCGAGGACGTGGTCTGGCACTTCCCCATGAGCACCAACTTCAGCGACGTCGGCCCCCGCGCCGTCGTCCCTGGCGTGCATGGCTCGGCCTCGATCTCGGCGGCCACCGACGGGCCGTTCGCCGCCGCCTCGAAGTACGGCATCTTCACCTTCGGCACCGACCATGGCCTGAGCGTGCCGGACATCGAGACCAGCATGGCCTGGACCCTCAGCGCGCGCATCCGGCTGCCCAATGACCTGACGGCCGTCACGATCCACTCGCAGGGCTTCGAGGACTCGATCAGCAAGATCCGGCTGGAGACCGGCGGCACCGACCACATCCTGGCGCGCATGGGCTACAACGCCACCTTCCGGAGCACCAAGCGCATCGTCAAGGACGGCGGCGCCGTCATCCTGCCCGCCAACACCTGGGGCCGGCTGGTGATCTGCAGCGACGGCGCCGGCATGGGCGTCGGGCGCCTGACGTTCTGGATGAACGGGGTGCGCTTCGGGTCGGCGGACTGGGCCAAGGAGCTGCAGGTCAGCAAGATCTGCGAGAACATGTCGGGCAACGTCGCCGACATCCAGCTGACCAACATCGCGCGCTACCCGGCCGGCGCGGACTTCGCTCCAGGCACGACGCCGCTGCCGATCACCGGCCTCGACCCGGACGCCGCGGGCATCGGCTACTGGCTGGCGCACGGCACGGCCACCTCGCCGGCGCTGCCGACCACGGAGTCGCGCGACTACGCCTACCTGGCGCGCATGACCGCGACCGACACCGGGTACGCGATGTACAACGCCAACGAGGCCTATCTGCAGGACGCTTCGCTGGGCGGGCGCATCGTGACGCACGGCGGGTCGAGCTGGTGGGCGGTGCCGGTGCGGCGCATCCGGGCCGCCGGGCTGGATCTGAACGATGCCGCCTTCACCACGGCGCTGCAGGGCTTGCAGAACACCGAAGACCCGCCGGGCCAGCTACTCGACAACGACGTGATCGACGACATCGTCGCCGATGTCGATGCGCTGTACGAGGGCGCCGCGCCCCCATCACTCGGCCTGACCGAAGACCTGGAGGCCGCGCAGCTGGCCCTGCTGCAGTTGATCGCCAGCTACGGCGCGAGCAACACCGAGGCCAGCTCCAAGGCGGCCGGCTTCGCCACGGCCGTGCGGCGCGCGACCGCAGCGTCGGACGCGCTCAGCGCGTTCTACGCCGACATCGACGACGAGGTGCGCCAACTGGTGAGCACCAAGTACGGCGCCGATGTCGAGGCGGCGCTGCCGACGCAGGTGCAGCGCGAGGTCGAGACGCGGGCCTACCTCTTCACCTGGGTCAGCGACCGCGGCGAGGAGAGCGGCGTGTCCCCGGCGTCGGTGCTGCTCGAGCTGGACGGCAACGACAGCGTCACGGTGACCGTGCCTGCGCCGCCGGTGGACCGCTTCATCGTCGGCTGGAGGCTGTACCGCAGCTCGACCACGAACAGCGGCGCCGCGTGGCAGCTGATCGCCGACAAGAATGCCGCCAATGCGGTGATCGAGGACGGCGAGTTCAACTACTTCGACGCGGATGTGCTGACCTACAGCGACAGCCTGACGCAGGGCGAGCTGCAGGAACCCTGCCCGACGATGACCTGGGCCGAGCCGCCGGAAGACCTGATCGGCCTGGTCGGCCTGCCCAACGGCATCATGGCCGGCTTCTTCGGCAAGACGCTGTGCTTCTGCGAGCCCTACGAGGGTCATGCCTGGCCGGTGGAGTACCAGCAGCCGCTGGAGTTCAACATCGTCGGCCTGGGTGTGTTCGGGCAGACGCTGGTGGTGCTGACCGAGGGCCACCCGTACTACGCCAGCGGCGCCGACAGCGCGTCGATGAGCCTGCAGAAGATGGAGTCGACGCAGGCCTGCGCCTCCAAGCGCACGATCGCCAGCATGGAAGGCGGCGTGGTCTACGCCAGCCCGGATGGCCTGTGCCTGGCCGGCCCGCAGGGCGTCGAGCTGATGACGCAGGGCGCATTCGACCGCGATGACTGGCAGGCACTGGACCTGCCGAACTGCTTCGGCGCCTTCGCTGAAGGGGTGTACCACCTGTTCGTGCCGGAGCCGGCGCCTTGACGATCGCCTACCGCTTCGACCTGGCGAGCAAGCGCATTGCCGTGCTCGACGCGACGGCCACCGCGGCGATGCCGGACCTGCTGACCGACACGCTGTACCTGGCCGATGGCGTGGACGTGCTGCCGCTGTACCGTGGCGACATGCAGGACGGCATCTGGCGCTCGCCGGTGTTCGTGCGCAACGACATCGAGGGCTTCGGCTGGATGATGGTCGGCGGCGACTTCGACGGCGCTGTGACGGTGAGGCTGTACCGCGACGGTGCGCTGCTGCACAGCGTGGTCGCCGCGGCCGACGTGATGCTGCGCGTGCCGGCGGGCCGCGGGCGCGAGTGGGAAGTCGAGCTGGAGGGAGACATCCGGGCGGCGACGCTGACGCTGGCCGGATCGGCCGAGGAGCTGAAGCTCGCGGGGGCCGCGCGTGCTGCCTGACCACCTGCTTTCGTCGACACCCCTGCCGGCCGAGTGGCTGCCGCCGGACGACATCGAGCGCGACGACATGCTGGTCGACCGCGAGCTGGGCGGCACCGGGCTGAACAACCCGAACGACGGGCTGATGGTGCAGGCCTGGCGCGCCTGGGTCGACGGCAACGACGTGCGCATCGCCACCGAGGCGGCTGCGCTGCTGGGCGACCCCGGCATCGTGCTTTTCAGCGACCCGGGCATCACCGAGCTGAGCCTGACCTTCGACCAGAACATGCGCCCGGCCGTGGCCTACGTGGCCGCCGGCATGGCCAAGCTGCGCTGGTACGACTCGGTGCCAGGCGCGCAGGTGACGACCTCGTTCCCCGGTGTGACCAGCCCGCGCGCATCGCTGGACGACAAGCGCCCGAAGCAGCTCGGCGCGTCGGACGTCGTGTTCGTCTACCTGCGCGACGGCGAGATGTTCGAGCGCCAGCAGCGCGACCGGTTCGGCGTCGAAAGGCCGCTCGGCCCGATCCCCTCGGGGACCACGCGCATCGGGCGGCTCGGCATGAGCCGTGGCCTGCGCATGCAGTTCGAGTTCCTCAGCGACGAGGTCGTCGAGCAGGGGGAAGTCACGGCGGCGCACAGCGCGCTGCTGACGGACACGCTGTATGCGGCTGGAGGCAGCGAGGTGCTCCCGCTCTTCGGCGGAGCCCTGATGGGCGGACGTTGGCGTTCCAGGTTGACGGCGCCGGCCCGCGGCCAGAGCTTCGGCTGGATCCGCGTGAATGGCGACCTTGGCGGGGCGGTGACGCTGCGCTTCTACGGCGACGACGTGCTGGTGCACGAGATCACGACCGCCACGCGCACGCCGACGCGCGTCCCCGCGGGCCGCTGGCGGCGGCTGGAGATCGAGGTCGAGTCGGCGGTGCGCTGCACGACCGTGACGCTGGCCGGTAGCGCGCCGGAGCTGAGCGCCACATGAAGATCTACCGATTCGACCTGCACACGAGGCGCATCGCTACGATGTCGGCGCCGCTCGGCGATCTCGTGCCGACCAGCGCGGTCCTCACCAGCCGGCCCTACGCCGTCGAGGTGGACGAGGCGCTGGATGCCGCCGGCGTCGTGTCGCGCATGCGCATCCTGATGCCGCCGGTGGACAGCCTCGACGCCGCCGACGCCGTGATCGTGTCCGGCCTGCTGCGCGAAGTCCTGAAGTCGACGGCCTTGCTGGAAGCCATCGACGCGTCTGTCGTGATTCCCTCTGGCGTGTTGCGCGAGATTCTGCGCTCGACGTCCCTGCAGGAGGCTGTCGACGGCGACGGCGTCATCGACAGCCTCCTGCAGGGACGTCGAGCGCAGAATCT